GAGAACCATGCCATCTTGCGAATAGCGTCCCTTTGTGCATCTTTGTCTTCCAACTCTTTTCTCTTAAATTCCAAATGCATCTCCATTTCTTCTTTGGAGATGTGACCGTCACCATTTGCATCTGCACCTTCTAGTGCATCAGCATCTATTGTTTTAACTTCTTCAGACACAAGAATCACCTCTGTCGTTGTTTCAACCTCTCATTCTCTTCCTCTAGGAATTGAATTAATAGATTGACGTAGATTTCCCTCTCCCACGGCATCATCTGTTCCAACTCAGTCAACGAATATTTGTGATGTTGCATCAAAGCAAAATTCGTCTTGTAATGATTAAACAAGTTGTCGTGTGAGAGGCCTACGCTAAAAAACTTGACAGACCTCTCAGTGTGACTATATTATGATGACCACAATGGGTACAATCATATTGTAGTTCATGTTCAAGCATAGGCATGGTCTGGAAGAAGTCACGGATTTTTCCGAACTGTTCTCTTGTTAGATTCTCGATGAAATCCACCAAGTCTTCCTTTGAGTGTTCCTTTGCATTAAACGTTTGGTCACCGTAGTGAATAGCAACAATACTACCTACTACGAATTCCATATCACTGTTAACACTATTTATGTCTTTTTGATTAATCGATTCAAATGTCTTTAGAGATGGATATGTCATCGTGACAGATAGATCATCAGCAAGACGAACAATACCATCTGGAGTTCCACCTTGAACTTGAATATCATTAAGATTGACATTCAGGGTGTTCATCTGTTCACAATCTTTAGACTGACATTTGTATTGGAACTCTGCTACCTCACCTACAGATTTCTCTCGTAGTCGTAGGAAGATGTTCTCAATATCAAACATTGGAAGATTATCAACATCCACTTTATCGAATGTGCAATTCCTAATGATTTGTTTGACTGCATGGTTGATAGAATTGTTTTCTTGATCTTGCATTGCGAGAAGAAGAATCTTCTCTTCCTTAACCAAGAATGGACGGTACTCAATCAAGTCACCAGTAGAGTACAGTTTCATACGGTACGTTGGTGCGGAGTTGATAGGAAGTGCCATTATTTAAACCTCACTATAATAAAGATTAACGGAATCGGTTAGCGATTTGATTTCCTATATCAGATACATTTTCGACAGCACTTCTGACACCAGTTGTAATAGAACCAAGTCTACTTGAATCTGCGCCAAGTGCGTATACATTATCTAGTATAGATGAAGAACCAACATTTCCAACACCAAAGAGTTGTGTGGTGTTTTCCCAGAGACGATATTCAAACGATACTGTGAGTTTGTGAATATCAGAACCTGCGTGGTTCAGGGATAAGTCTGCAACAGTTTTTGGATATGCTTCAACTAGAGTCGCTTGGTAACGTGATGTGATTGCACCTTCTGCGGCAATGTCACCAAAGACTCCGCCAGGCAGACTAAACGCACCGTCACGCTGATCAAGTTGAAGAATGTGAATGTTACAGATATATTCGTTGTAGAAGTTCATGTGACCAGAGTTCTTATCGAAGATCATGTTCTGCCAGTCATCGAAGAACTCTTTAACTACCATTGAGTTATCAACATAGAATGTCATATTCATCGCGGAATACGATCTACCGTATGGAATCTCTCTGCCAGGACCGTATGTCTTATGAAGTTTAGTATCAATGTTGAGTCCAGGCAGTGCCGCAGACTCAGTGTATAATCCTGCGATGTATCTACCGTTGTTTGTTGGAACATAGTAGTTCACCAACTTATTCAGCGCACCACCAAGAAGTGACTGACTCTGACCGCGTGGTGGATCAAAGATAACCATGAATCGGTTCTGCTTTGCGAACCCTCTATTCTTTGCGTTTGCTACGAACTGAGATAATGACATTATCTGCGCCTCATAAGTTGCTTAGACTGATTGTGTACATAACCAGTAGATTTACCTACGAACTTCTGAGTCGGTAGGAGAATTGCAGTCGCCCAATCTTCTGGTTCGATGAACAAGAAACGTGAGCGCATTTGCGAAGTTCTATATCTTTTAACAGATGGTCTAACTTCTTTAAACTTTGAGAAGTTGCTGAGTACAGACCAATCTGCTTTAATTCTAGTTGTCATATCATTACGATCTTTATTCGCAGTATATGATGACAACTTCTCCAATAGTTTCAATCGAACTAGTGGGGGAAGGTAATGGAAGTTAATACCAATGAATCCATTACTCGTAGTTTCAAATGGCATCACCATAGGGAATCTATCGTAGTATGGTAACCCTGGCGTACCCTTACCAATCGGATCGTATGAGAAAAGATACATACGACCTGGCAGTAACTTACTTGTTAAATTATCACGCTGATCGCGCATCAACTCTCTAGCAGAATATGATTGTCCTGCTAGTTGGTTAACTTTAGAATACAACCAATCGTGGGAGGGAGTTCTACCCCTCCTCGCTTTAATGTCTGCTTGTACTGTATCGAAAATATCTGCCATGTAACTATTTATGCTAGTTTAATTGATCTTCAGTCAAAATTATAAATTTCCATTTTCGATCTGCACAGAATTCTTCTGCCGCTTTCCATTTTGCTGAGTTGACACCCCACTGTTTGACTTCATTGATCCATGCTTGGGTTCGTCTAGGGGGATTTTGTTTGGGTGGTTTCGTATACTTCTTAGGTTTGACTTCAACAAGATAGTTTTCAATCACTCCTTGTTTATTTCTAACCTTGACAAAGAAGTCTACATAGTAGCGGTGAACTCTATTATCAATAGGTGACTTGTATGGAATGATGTGTTCTTCTGAACCCCACTGCAGAACGTCAGGGTTCATGTCACACCATTTCATCATCTTTCTTTCCCATGATGATCGGTAGATCACGTTGGTTGGATTGCCGACATATTTCTCAGGGTTCTTAACTGAGTATCGACCTTTGTATGTCATTTTCATAATCTTATATAAATACCTTATAAGCGCATTATTTATATCGAGGTTCAAATGATCTCTTACTTACCAGATTTAATTTCCAAAGTTGGTAAATTCGGCAGAGGTGGTAATCCACTAGACAAACGAAGAAACCAAAAGGGTTTCGTTGAGTCACTTTCATATCCAATCGACAATGGAATTGAATCTCCTGCAGAATTCGACAACTATGTAATGTTCTACATCTATGTAGACGAAAGCACAAGTGCGGATGCTCCAACAGAAGCAGGAACCCCTACCGCTATTTTAGGTGGTAACACCGTCAATGGACGTAATGCGTTTGGTGGTTCTTTGGGTGAGTTAGCAGAATCAATCCAACAGAGATTTGCTAGTTCACTTCCAAGTAATCAGATTGAAGGTTTCTTTGGTTCTGCTAAAGCGACTGCGCTAGGAACTGCAGATAGTTTGGTTCAGTCATTCGGATTCAATAAGCAGTTTAGAAGACTGCAGTCTGGTATCTGTCTTCACGTTCCTCAATCATTCACTTCATCATCTTCTGCAAACTGGAGACAGGGTGAACTTGGTCAATTGGGTGGATCGATTGCAGGTGGTTCGATGACGGACATCGTAAACAAGTTTAAGAGTGAGGGATTATCTGGAGTAGCAAATACTTATGCAGGTGACGCGGCGCGTGTAGCGGCAGATACCCTTGCATCTGCTACCGATGCGTTTGGTGCTAACTTTGGTAACATCCTTCAAGTGAAATCTCGTAAGGTTGCAAACCCATACATGGAGCAACTGTTTGAGAATATTNCATTCAGAGAGTATCAGTTCACATATGAATTCGCGGCAAGATCACAGCAAGAGTCTGAAGCGATTAAAGAAATCATTGAAACTTTCAGATATCATATGCACCCTGAGTTAACAGAGTCTGGATTGTACTTTGTATACCCATCAATGTTTGACATTAAGATTTTCCACAAAGATGCAGAAAACGAATTCTTGAATAGAATCTCAACATGTGTACTCACTAACTTAACTACAAACTATACATCATCTGGTGTGTTCTCTACGTTGAAGAATGGTCAACCTACAGAAATCTCGTTGACACTATCGTTCAGAGAAATTGAACCTATGACTAAAGAGCGTATTAAGGAAGGATTCTAATGAGTTACTTTAAGAAATTTCCAACAGTCGCTTACACCCAAAATGATATTGATGCTAACAATGTAGATTTCAAAATTGTTACAGATATCTTACGAAGAGTTGCTCTGAGAAGTTCTCTGGTTGAAGATGCTTTTTTATATGATGAGTATGATGTTCGTGATGGTGAGCGTCCTGATATTGTTGCAGACCAGTTCTATGGAGACTCTGCACTTCACTGGATTATTTTGACAACCAATGAAATTCATGATATAATGACAGAGTGGCCTTTGTCTACACGCGAACTAAATGCTATGATTAATAAAAAGTACACCAACCCACAAGGTGTTCATCATTATGAACGGAAGGCAACTTCTGGTGATACTACGGTTAAAGTTTATTGCAATCAGACAGACACTGGTGCTACTGCAGTATCAAACTCAGAATATGAAACACGACTGAATGAAGAGAAGCGTAGAATTAAACTACTCAAGAAAGAAGTTCTATCGGAGTTCATTGAAGAATTTGACGATCTAATCAAAAGGTAAATTATGTCGCAGTCTAACGGTTCACCTACAATTGAATTAGATAGCATTAAAATCTACAACTCAATTGTACCACTTGATAAGGTAACTAATCGAGACAGGGGTGTTGAGAGAACATCTATGATTGATGTCTCAAACCTTGTCGAAGAAATTACTATCAGGGAATCGGTTACATCAAACTTTGTAACTGGTATGCTACTGATGAACGACTCCACTAACGTATTGCAGAATCTTCCTGTGATTGGTGGTGAGATCGTTAAGATGCGATACAACTCGATTGGTGATGACAATAAAATTGATTTGTATATGCGAGTCTCTAAAGTATCCAATGTAATCATCGAGCAACAGAAAGCGACTTACATCATTCACCTAATCAGTGAGTATGGATATCAGAACTACTTCACCCGAATCAGTAAAGCGTTCACTGGTAATGCTATTGAGATTGCAAGTAAAATCTATACGGATCACTTAAACGTACCAGAAATCGATAAAGACTTATTCGTTCCTAATATTGATACGGTTACTGGTTCTATGAAGTTCGTATGTCCGCAGTGGAATCCTGCGCAAGCAATTAATTGGATTGCGTCTAAAGGTATTTCTGTTATCAACGGAAGACGACAAGATGCAAACTTGATGTTCTTTGAAACATTAAATACTGGATTCAATTTCTTGTCTGCGGATATGCTGTTTAATCCAGAAACAAATAAACCGATTACTGATGTTCTTGCTGAGATTACGGATCAAAGACCAGATGCTATGGGTAAAGGATTACACTTAAACGTAGCGAACATTCCACTCAAGACTAATGGTAACTATGGTGAAGCAGTNCATCCAACATCACCAAAACAGAANTTACAAACNATCCAAGATATGACATTCGATGATCGCGCAGACATCATTAGAGATTTGCGCAGTGGATTATTGGGTGCTGAAAGTATTACGCATGATATCTTTTCTAAAGACATCCAACATCACCAAAACAGAATTTACAAACCATCCAAGATATGACATTCGATGATCGCGCAGACATCATTAGAGATTTGCGCAGTGGATTATTGGGTGCTGAAAGTATTACGCATGATATCTTTTCTAAAGA